TAGTACTGAAGTTAAGTACTCCCCATAACCAAAGCCACTCCGTGGCTTTGTATCATGGGGAGCACTTAACTTCTCGTTCTAGCCAGCAGAGTGGAGTACTTAATTTAAGTACTCCACGGTACTCCACCGTATAAAAGAAGGGTCATAATAGATGGCTCCTAACGAGGGCACCAAATCCCTCCCATATAACTCAAAAAAAGGTTGTAAAGAAGGATATCGTAAGCGTGAGGGATATCGCACATTTCTTGGGACAAACGTACCTGCTCGCTGCGTTCGTTCCACGACGGTTTATAAAAATACAAAGAAACGCCCCAATATTTATATTCCATCTGTGAAAACACTTGCAAGAAAGGCATGTCCTCCCGGTATGATTGAGCGACGAGAGTATACTCGCAAGTTCTCTAACGCAATTCGGCAAAAAGGTTATACAGTTCGTAAATCTTCCGGAACAACTTACGTAGTCCACCCAAAATCACAGGGGTCCAAGGTGAAACCAACCTGTATAAAGGATAAGGGTTCCAAAACGAGAAAGATTGGGCCCCTGCGAAAGGGTGAACTTTCCAAGTATGGTTATTCGTTTAGAACTGATGAGGAGGCACGCCACAAAGCTCTACGGCAAGCAGTCGATGAGTTTGGAGTGCTAGGCGTTTACAGAAAGCTAGATGCTGTTGCCAAACTCAGTAAGACCAGTATCCCAGAAGCTGCGCGTATATTCAAAGCTGATAGAAATTGGGTGAACTCTAAACTTGGGCCTATAAAAGCATTTAAGAATCAATAAGTTCTCATAAAAAATAGTATTTATTATGAGAATATGAAGTATGCCTTTGTAGTGACAGCACTCTTACTGCTTGTTGTTGCAAATGTCTTAATGTTTTTACAGTTCGGCTACATGACGGGATTCGGTGAGGCCTTCCAGAATGCAGTTGGTGCGGCGATGCCCCCATCAAATGGCATGATGCCCCCACCAAATGCCATGATGCCCCCATCAAACAAAATGTCAATGAACGCCGCGTCAGCCCCTAATGCTACGCTAAAGGAGGGTTTCTCATCATACCTACTTGAGGAGGCCGCTGGATCAAAAGACAACTACCAGCCGATGGGTGCCTACGACGGAGTCCAGCTAAAGACGGGCAACTCGACATCGACGTGGCGCTACACAGCCCCGAATGAGGCGCTCATGGGTGACGAGTTCGTTCCTGGCCCCGATAACCTTTTCATGTTTAAGAATAATCAGTGCAAGCCTGAGTGCTGTGGTGCTAGCTTTAGCTGCGGTGGTGGCTGTGTCTGCACGACGCCCGAGCAGCGCCAGATGCTCGCCGGCCGCGGCGGAAACCAGACGGCTCCTGGCGACAATCCTTAAAATCTATCATCGGATTCTTAATTTAAGAACTAAACGATAGGATGTACTCTCACTGCATCATTGGTGCAGGAGTAACTGGACTTTTGTTATTACTCATTCTTGTTGAACGTGGAACACCAGTAGAAACTATAGTAATTATTGACCCTTTTTTCGACGGAGGAGACCTCCGCAGAAAATGGGGACAGGTGATTTCAAATACACCATGGTCCAAGACCTACGAGAGCGTTAAGGCGGCCTTTCCATCCCGCACCATGCCTACCTGGGCTTCAGAGATTCCTTCAGATCAGACAACACCTCTTTCACAAATAGCCAGATTTGTATACGAAATTGCAAAGCCCCTTTTAATAAACACAGTATACGGTACTGTTAAAAAAGTATTATATAGTGAAAAATGGTCTGTAGAAATTCAGCGTGAATTTACGATGTACGCTATAGAAGCATCCAATATATATTTTACAGTCGGCTCCGAACAAAAATCCCTTGATCTCTCAATTCCGTCTATTCCGCTTGAAATCGCCCTAGATCCCCAGCGTCTCCGACAATATATTTTACCAAGTGATAGGCTACTTCTTTTTGGAACAGCCCATAGTGGAGCTCTTATTTTAAAGAATTTGGCAGATCTTGGCGTACCCACTACTGCTGTATATCGCAGTAAGATGCCTTTTATGTATGCTCGTGATGGTGAATATGATGGAATTAAAGCCGATGCAGCCACATATGCTGATGAAATTTCTGGGGATAGATATCCATATATAAAGCTTGTGCCGGCATCATCTATATCAACTGTTATTCGTGAAACCCATTCAGCGAATTGGGTAATATACGCAATAGGCTTTGAACCGCGTTGTACTATTGAAGTTAAAGTTGGTGAATCACGCGTCTCTGCAGTTCCATATCTTTCAACAAGTGGTAAACTAATTGATTGCCCTAATGCTTGGGGATTTGGAATAGCATATCCGAGTCAAGCCCCGGATGGAATTCACTTTGATGTGGGGGTAGCATCATTTATAGAACATATCACAGCGAATTTGGCAACTAAGGGTAGATAGTTCTCCTATGAACACAGTGTCAAGTCTTACAAAAGGAGCAAATAATGCGACAAAAGCTGCGAATTCTGCAATGAATTCGTTATCTGTATTTGCTACAAGCACTATGCCTGGTGCATTAAATTCAATGGCAAATTTTGCCACGAAAACACTACCAAATGCCACGGTATCAGCTCTAAACTCTGTTTCAGACTTTGCAACATCGACTGTCCCAGATGCTCTAAACTCCGTGGCGACGACTACCGTGAACTCCGTTGCACCAATAGCGAATAGTTTAATGCCTTTTTCAACAAATAGTAATAAGAATACGAACGGAAATTCTAATAAAAATGCAAATGCAAATGCAAATGTTTTTACAAATGTCTCTAATTCAACACTCACATCTGCACAATCGACTCTATCAGCCTGGCGCTTTCCATTAATGATATTTCTTGTTCTTGCAGCAGTTGTAACAACCGTAATGGTCGTTTTCAGAGAGCAGATTGAATCCTCATATTCGAATATTGCTGTAGAATTCCGTAAGATTTTTGGAATAAAGACTGCTGATGATACCACAACGCCATCGCACCCCGCTCTCACTAAACCGGTAGATACTTCAATGGATGTCTCACAAGCTAACGCCACTAAATCAAAAAGCATTGTGGAGAAGATTCTCCCTCTCGGAACAAACGAAGTATTCAACGTAAGCTCAAATGATTACACGTACTATGATGCCGAGCCGCTATGCAAGGCTCTTGGTGCGGAGCTAGCCACCTACGACCAACTAAAGACAGCCTGGGAGAATGGTGCTGATTGGTGCAACTATGGCTGGACGAAGGGACAGGTTGCCGTCTATCCAACACAAAAGGCCACCTGGGAGAAGGTTCAGAACGGCCCAGAAGATGAGCGTAGTGCTTGCGGCCAGCCTGGTGTGAATGGCGGATACTTCGATAATCCTGAGATGCGCTTTGGTGTTAACTGCTACGGCAAGAAGCCGGATCAGTCAACAAATGATGAGCGTATTCTAATGATAAATGGCTCTATACCGAAGACAGCCGAGGCATTAAAGATTGATAAGCAGATTAATCAGTACAAGGCCATGGCGGATAAATTAGGAGTACTTCCGTTTAATAATGATAAATGGGATTCTCCAGTCTAAATATAAGCCACCCCTCATAATATAGAATGCTTCAATTATTTTTACCAATTATTTCATACGATATATGGTTTTATATATCGCATGTAATTCTACACTCGAATCCCTTCGTAAAGTATCATCATATACATCATATTGATAAAAACTCGAACTGGATAACCACCTACAAAAGCCACTGGTCTGAAGGGGTTTTTCAAGGCGTTGGCATGTTTTTTCCGTATATTGTATCCACCTATAGTTTATATGATACTCTCTTGATTCTTGCCTTTTTGAATATTCGCGGAATGATGCGGCACGATCCACGATGGTCCTGGTTGATTGGGAATCACCACCTTCTTCACCATAAGTATCCAGGCTACAACTTTGGAGAATACTGGATTGACATTCTCTGTGGAACACGTTATCCGAAAAGGCGCGAATATCAGTATGGTCTTATTTATGTTTAATATTTCTCGTAATGCTCCTGGATATAAATATCAACCCTATTTGACCGCCATTCCTCCTCGTCAATAGGCTCTTCAAGCATGTCATCAAGAACCTGCGTCTGTCTAGAATTTTTTAAATCAAGCTGCCCCCAAACAAATTCTTGAATATCAAAACGCCTATCCTGACCGCGCTCGTCGCTGACATCGGTGGCCCCGCCCCATACTAGCCAGAACTTATCCCACTCGTCTAACGACACCACGTGATAAAAGTGATTCTTATCGTCTTGGTGCGCCCCAGAATTTGGTGCAGGATAATCCCAGATGCTCTCAATGCATGAGAGGCCCATATTATCATAGAGGCCTGTGGCGATACAGTTCGCGAGATGCTTCTCTGAAATCGCCCAACTATATCCCTTCGACTTTATAAAGGGATATAGACCATTATTTACAAAATCACGAATCCATGTGCCCCGCTTGACGGTATGGTCGTCTTCAACCGGTGCGTTTAGCCACTCTTGGAATGACATATACAGTAGTTATACTATTCTATAGTATAAATACCGTCTAAACTTTAGACCGCATCTTAGAATCCGAACCGCCGCTTGTAATCCGCTACAGAGTCCCGAAACGACGGCTTATTCCATAAAATCCACCGAGAGAGTGCCCCAGCCGTATCAGGCTTGTTCCAGCTCTCCCCCATTCCTGAATGACGCTTAATATAGCGAGCCTTGCGCGTGGCGTTCTTGTGTTTGGTATAGTCGGACATTCCTGCTGCCCCAAATGAAATAGTTTTCTCTCTACCATTTTTTTCGAAAACCGCGTCATATTTCTTCTCAGCCTTCCGAGAGCGCCGAAGAGCTTTTAGACGAAGCATCACTGATTAGAGCTCGTTTTTTTGAGTCGCTTCTCGATTTCAAATGTTCTGTTTTCCTTGACAAATTTCAAAATATCATCGGTTTCGTCTTTCCGCGCACCGGGCCGCCTGTAATACATATGCAACATCTCCTCTAATGACTTGAATGTCAGAGCTTGGTGATGTTTCTCCTCATTAACAGTCAGTCGCCCTCCATCAATTTGAATAACCGCCTTCTCGTAATTCGCCTGTTTCAGCTGGCGCAGAATAACCTCTTCGTATCCGTCACGCTCCTTTCTAGCCTTCAAGATTTCACGATTCAGATTTGTAACAGTCGTATCAGAATGGACCCATTGACGTACTAACTTTCCCATGTCTGCCATATTTAATGAAATTGGCGCACTCATGTTACTAAATTGGTTGGTAGTTTTATATCAGTCATCCCAGCCCGCATTTGAAATACAATTACCCCGAGCGTTATCAGTACCGCCAAAAGTAGTAGTGCAAACATTACACAAATAAGTATAATATAAGGAAAAATCTTTTTCAAAATGTGATTAAGAATTGGATCCAGAATTCGTAATTTAATAGTGGTCTGTACCGAATCTTTTTCAAAAATTTCAACCATTTTATTTATTACGTTCATACCTATATTAGTGTTTGCCTAAAGTCTTCAACTGTAAATCGCACAGATGGATCTCGCAAGTCCAAATAAGAACCAAAATGGTACAACAACGGTAAATATTCAAACAATGACACCACTCATAGTTGAGTATCCTTCTACGGACTATCAAAATCATACAACACCCCCGCTAGATTCTATAATATTTAAGAAATACATTGGTGAAATTGCCGTACTCTATGAAGCGTATTCTAAAAAGTGGTTTTCGAGACCCCTAATGGCAACACAATTTCTATCACATTTGATTCATAATTGGAATACTGAGAAGCATGCCCCGTATATGGGTTCAACACCAACTCTTGTTTACCAAGAATGGTACCCGGAACAAATTATAGTGGCCTTCCAAACTTTTACAATAAACTGGAAACTTGAAACGGTGGTTTACAAAAATCCAATATTCACTCCTATCTCCGGGCCGCTGGAAGTTACCTCCGATGAGATACCACATCATTCTACGGATGGTACCCTGTCACTTGAGACAACCCTCCGATCAAGAGCTCTTCGTAAAGTTCGTCAAGCTCGTGTGGTTTATGCAGTTTCAAAGGCACGTGCAGATGCTTTAACAGTAAGGTACTATGAGAAATATGGAAATTTGGAGGAGCTTGATTCGAATTCTGTTCTATCCTCTGATTCTGAGTAAAAATAGTGTATCGCACTATTACAGAAGCAACTATGTCCCCATCCCACAGCAAAGGAATCCAGCCAATGCTTGTTCTAGCCGCTCTTGTTGTAGCGGTTATTGCGGTAGCTTATTTACAGCCAAGCCTATTTTCACAAAAGGACGGGTTCCGCTCAACTCTTTCAGCGGCCTCTAACTATTCGTCTGGTGCTGGAGGCCAAGAGGTTGGTGGCGCCCAGCGTGAGCACGCCGTCAAGACGAACCCCGAGGTCATGTCCGTTCCATCATCTGGTCCGGCTGATTTCGGTTCAGCGGAGTCGCCTGCGGGATGCTATCCCCGCGACCAGCTCACGCCTTCCGAGCTTCTCCCCAAGGACCCTAACAGCACGTGGGCGCAGCAGAACCCGATGGGTACGGGGTCGCTCAAGGGCAAGAACTTCCTTTCGGCTGGTGCCCTCATCGGTGTCAATACGGTCGGCCAGAGCCTCCGGAATGCGAACTATCAGCTCCGCTCGGAGCCGGCGAACCCCCAGGTGCCTGTCACGGTTTTCAATGTTCCGACAATTGAGCCCGATGTCAACCGCAGATCGCTTGAGATCGCCTAACGCTTTTTTTGGAAAAAAGCGTGCCAAAAAAACTTGATTCCGCAATATATTTATTAGGATATTAGTAATATCTTAAGAAATATAGTTTTTTTGCCGAGCTGCTCTTTTAATAAAAGAGCGCAAAAGTCCGAGTTTTTGGGGCCTTTTACAAAAAGGCCGCTTTTTATAAAAAGGCCATTTTGTCAGAGAGGCTCTTATGAGCGACCTTATGTCGTCGCTAAAAGGTGCATTAAACAGAACAAAAGACCTTATTTTTGGGAATTCAAAATACCCTATGGTAAGCATAAAAAGCAATGTCGACGGGCAAACATATAAGGTTCGCGATATGCCAGATAAGCAAGAAGCCGCCGACATGATGGCGCGCATCCGTCTCAAGATGAAGAAACTCAAACTACATCTTGAAGCGAAGTTTCCTGATAAGCCACAGGTCAAGCAACTTTCAAGAAATTTCGATGCCGAAGCCCATCGTCTCGGTGAGGCTACCCCAGCCGACGAATTCACCAGTTTCAGTGTTAATAAAGGTGAATCCGTACACTTTTGTCTCCGACAGCGTGAAGGCGGCGACGAATCAATTGTAAATGAGAATGTCATTACATTTGTTGCCATACATGAAATGGGTCATATTATCACCAAAACTATAGGGCATGGCCCCGACTTTTGGAATAATTTTGCATGGCTGCTAGAGCAGGCCGAGTCAATCGGCATCTATAAAAAGGAGAACTTTACAGCTCATCCTGTGTCATACTGTGGTATGAAAATAACTGACGAACCCACGTACGACCCTTCGAAGGATGGGACTGATATGTCTGTCGGTACAGCAAAGTGAGAACTTTGCTCTAACTTCGCTCTAACTTCGCTCGTATTGCAACAACATGATATTTAACACAGCAACAAATAGATGGCCGAGGTAGCCGATGGTTTTCAATCGTATATTGAATCTATTTTAGATCCAAAGCCGATTGATTCGTTAGATGCTATAAAAGACTTACAGGTCCTTTTGCACGAGTCACCGAGCCAAGAGCCAACCTCTCTTACTCTTAATTCCATATACCCATTCATGAATATACTTGATTTGAAGCTGGCGATTTATGATAGGCTTAAAATGGACGACAAGGCTCTCCCCGACTTCGTTTTTCTAGGAAAGCGAATTCTCCCTGGAAAGAAACTAACGCCTGTAGAATTCAATTGGTCTATTGCATCTGCACCTACTGAAGCAGTATCACTATATCCGCCGTTTAGTCTCACAGGTCCGGATCCACGATTCGCAGAGTCATCTGGCGCACGCATACAAAATGGTCGCACTGAAACCGACCGTGTAACACTTGAGGACAAATATTCTGATAGTATTCCAACTCTGCATGTATATTTGTTTTCGGCGGTCGAGGCATCCATACCTGGCCCTCGTCCCATAAGCGAACATAATTGGAATGGCCGCATATATCCTTATTTTCCTAATCTGCAGAGTGATAAACCTACTGACCTTCAGCGCAAGGTCGCTAGAACTCTCACGCGATCATTTATACGCAAACGCCAGTTTTTTATAAAACTGAATGCTATTCTCACAGGCGGCGACCCAATATATTATATGAGTTTGAAATCAGTGGCCTCGATGCTACTCACCTTTAAAAAGCCAGAGCGCATACCTGGAATTGAAACTATATTTTACACGGTGCCGGTTACAAATCAGATGCCATATATGAGGCTTTTACCAGTTGAGGGCGAGGCCATTTCAAAGGTTCATATGCTTGAGGATGTACCTGACGTAGAAACACCCGATTTTCTTCGCCAGTGGTCTCAGGAGCGGAATCCGACGCCTGAGCGCGATTTCGTACTGGCAAAGATAGCGGTAAACAGGGGTGCAACCCCTCTATATTCTACAATGCGCCTATACGATGACGGCACTGCTGATATCACGTTGGAGCCGCGCCGCGGGGTAGGGTCACTCGATGTAGATGAATTAGAGAATTTCCCAACAGCCATCGTTTCAACAATTGAGAAATTTTCATATTTTACAAAGGCTCCCCAACTCACAAATGGAATTTTTATGTTCGACGTGAATTTGAGAGATGTTATAAAATCGAAAATTACGGGTGATTCAATTCGTGCGAAACTCCCAATATTTTCACCAGTCTTCCAGGAAATTCGTGGTGACGCTGAAATTACGTTACGCTATAAATTGGTGACGAACTTTTTCAAAGAGGACACCGTGGATTCCTTTATAACGATGGCTCGTACTAGCAAGGTAGCAAGAGGCGAGACGCATCTTGCTGACCTTCCAGACCTTGTTGCGGAGCAATTTCAATTACCACGAGAAAAAGCGAGAGAGTATGTTGAGAGAAAATTACAGTCGGCCAGTGATATTATCATGACGAACCCTGAAACTAAAGAATATGCCCTAAATCATAATACGGGTATCGATATTTCTATATACACGAACGAGCACCCTGTTTACAAATTTAAAGTACATGGGGCGAATAGCTATACAAATATGCAGCGGTTAATAACATTTACATCTCTATTAATGAGTCGGTCAGAGAGAGAATTTATGGTACCTGAGGAGCATGTTGTCGAGTATAACTCTGCCGAGGCCGAGGCCGAGGAAGAAGAGGAAGACGTTTTTGAAAATGTTGAGGAGGCTCCAGATGCCGATGCGGACCTTGCGGAGGCTGCGGAGACTGCGGAAGATCTTCCTCCTGAAGATGCCCCAGACTATTTACTTGATTTCGCAGACGACGAAATGACACTGGCACAAGAGCATGCTGCAGAGGAAGCTGCGGCGGCTGAAAAGAAGGAGGGTGAAGTTCTTACAGAAGCCCCTGTGAAGTTTCAGATAAAAAAGACTCCTGCTCCAGCTCCAGCTCCTGCTTCCACCGCTCCTGTAATACAAACCGGTCGTCGTGAAAATGGCCTCGAAACGTATTTTTCAGATCATCTCAAGGCCGCCGACCGCAGACTATTTGAGTTCCAGCAAACAGACGGTTCAGCAAAGACTAAATACGTGGTTCAGTGCGCCTCAAATCTGATGAGACAGCCGGCGGTTCTTAACGAGGCCCAGTTCAAGCGTATGGAAGACGAATATAGGGAGGAGCTAGATAGTGGTGAAATAACATTTTTCAAATTCCCTCTTGATAAGGATAAGGCAAAGGCCCCTTACAACCCTGATCCCAAACAGGAATACTACACAATAATGAAATATGGGTCCTCCTCTCGCGTTCAGAACTACTATGTTTGCTGCAAGTATTTCTGTATCCGTGATGTAATCATGGTTCGCGAAAAGGACTTTCTTGGGACAACTCTAAGACGCCCTGTACCAAATGCCGATGGCTCGCCTCGCACTACAAAGGAGCCACGCACATGCCCTTTTTGCGAAGGAAAGCGTGTCGAAAATAAACGCTTTCCTGGTGTAAATGAGGTTGTTATAGAGCGCAAGCCGAATTCTGGAAGTGGTCGCCATCTTTTTATTCGTTTTCTCAAAAAGACAAATCACCCAGAAGGTCTCTATTTACCCTGCTGTTTCCTAGAGGACCAGCCCATACGTATAGGTCAGCACCCAGCCTTTCAAGACACTGCCCCTATAGTTCAAGCCGCCGTCGCTGCACCAGAGGCCCTCGATGACGAGCCACCAGAGGCCGTTACCGACGAAACGACTCTCTTAGAGCGCATCACAGTCTCTTACGAAACGACGCTTCTTACTGCGCGTACCGCTTCAATTGTCGGTGCGGAGAAACTTCCACTCGACCCTGCCATGAAAAAGATTAGAAAGGTTCTCAAGTTCGATAAGGCTAAGGGGCGACGTGTGGATCTCGAAGAAGAGGCTGGGAAGCCCCTTGCTCCTGAAATTACACCGCCGCAAATTGGAGTCTTGCCGGCGCAAATTAATGAATACTTTTCACAGAACCCCACTGACATTGTATCACGCACGTTCAATCCGCAGAAACTTACGCCAGGGTCTAGAGGGTTTCTGCGGATAGGAGTTCAAAATGGTAGTCGCTATAGAAACGATTCTTTTCTTGCTGCCGCGGCCATTTACTTCTATAAGATGGATACGGTAGAGGAGTTTAAAGAGCTATTGGCAGATGTTATCCAACCGCGCGTCTTTTTGGCAATGAACTATGGTAATCTCGCTCTCGAAATGTACGACCCAATGTGGGTACCACATACCATTGTTGAAAATCCTAGCCGCCTGCCGCCGACTCGCGAGCAGATTAAGAACTGGGCCTATGATTATCTACGAATCAAGCGGCTCACCTACAAGAATGAGGATCTTGTTCGCCGCGCATATCTTTCTTATGATAAATTCCTCTGGTGGCTTGCATCACCGACAACGCGCAAGGAATACCGCCATTTCGCCCACTTATTTTCGCTACCTGGTCTAATGGCTCTTGGTAAGCGTTCAGCCACCCCAGGGACCCGCCGTCCAGGTATAGTTTTCATCGTTCTCGACATTTTAGAGTCAGGGGAGCTGAAGGTGCGGTGTCCCCCATATGCCATGCAAAACGAGGTACTGGCGACTTCAGATATCGGATTCTTGTTTCATCACTATAGTGGTATATGGGAGCCAGTCTTCTATTACGATAATAAGGCGCTACTAGAGGGTGATATGAATCAGTCTTATCTGACGTTTGCAGGAGGGGAAGACAAGTTCCCACCTATTCTTAAGAAGCGAATACAAGATTTCAGAACACAATGTAGCTCTAGAGTGGGCGGTCTAGGTATTTATACGAGCTCTGCAGGAATCAAATCCAATCGTATCGTGTCTCTTTCAACTCTTAAGAAGCAGCTCGCGGCACAGACCCTTTATGGATTTATTCGCGATTCCTATAATCATATTGCGGCCCTAGTATATAGTTTAGAGCCAAAGGGGCTTGTTGCAGTCCCAGTTGTAGATGATGGACTTAGTTTTATAGACCTCGAGTACAAACTAATAATGGACTGGGGCGACTTTGAGCCGGCGACACTAGAGCAGGTTGTATCGTTTTACAGGCGCTTCGTTGAACCCCTTTTTCCAAGCCTTTACACAATACAAAATGCAGTTCGCACAGGTTCAACAGGTCGTATTGAATCGGTTCAGCTTTCAAATGGACTTTATGTTCCTATAGCGGTTACAGCGGATGTTCCAGAAAGCATCGTGCTGCCGCAGCCCATAGAAACAGTTGATGAAATGGAGTGGTCGATAAATAAAAAGATAACGGTGGAGTCGGCTGTTCCAGATCAACTAAACGAGGCGGCTCAACTTAAGGAAAAAGAGTTTGGGGAGAGTTTCGAACATCTTAGAATTACATTTTCGAATTATTTGAATTCACAGGATGGTGGAAATTTTAGAAATGAATTAGAGGAAGTAATTTTCTCTAAAGAATTCCCCTTATATGAAAAACGGCGACGACTTGAAATTAAAATTGGGCCAATTGTGGAGGGATGGATAGCTGAGAAAGATGAGGACGCCCCGCGCCAGATTAGTATTCTCAGAAAGGACTGTACCTTGTTGGCTCAAAAAGATTGTACTGGAATGTGCTCCTGGACCACCGACTCTGGCAAATGTTTAATTCACGTCTCGAAGCCATCAACTACAACGGTAGATGGTCGTGTGGGAGCTGCTGGTGGCGCCATATTACTGAAGCGTCTAATTGAAGAACTCATACGCTTTGGTGGAAGGCGTAAACAAATATTTGAGGGGCGTGTCTCTCAAATTGCCTCTCTCACTGGTGCAATCCGTGAAAAGGACCAGTATATAATTCCTGAGCGGTCATATACCTGGACCGAGATGTTACATAATGATTGGACGAAGATTGGTACAGACGAGCCGGTTTTCCTCGAGGAAATGACTCAAGAGCCTTCTGGTATGACGGGGCCTGCTGGACCAGTTTCAGAGCTGTCTGCCATTCCTGAGAGTGCGGTCGCTATTTTGAACCCGTCTGGGGACGAAGGCTTTACACGTCTACGCTTCTACCCGTCGCCAAATGGTTTGAAAGCCTTGCTCCCACTCTTAAACGTTACCCCTGATAAAATAGGTTTGGCTGAAGGTCAGTCAAAACTAGATGATAATACTATGAAAGGGATTGTACGCCAGTCGCAGCTGCCCGTTATACAGATAGATTTGACCGAGGCCGACGTCACAAAACGCGTAATGGCGAGACGCGCTCAGCGTGACCGTTTCCAGAAATACGCAGTTTTTGTGATATTGGAAGATGGATCGGCTGGAATAATTGTAACAGACCCAGAGGCACCGGCACTTCTTGCCAGCGGTGACTTGACACCTGGTATAAGAGCGATTTTTGAAAATAAGGAGGTGACGAAGACCATATTTTTGATGACCTCTTAATAGGATATGTCAAAAACACGAAAAAATCGCGGGGACACCTGTTATGTTGTATATGGCAATGGAGAATTCAATCCTATAAAAATAAAAGGGGAGAGTGAAAAGAATGACCTCTTAGAGCGTATAAAAAAGCAGGGATTTAAACCTAAATATAGCCTCGTTTCCGCTAAAACATGTAGCAGAAAGGGGACAATATATAATAAAATTAAAGGGGCTGTAACAATCAAATAGACGCCTTTCTGTCATCCAACATATCCTGAATCTCATCGGTCAGCCGATTTAGCCGAAATCGCTGATAGTTTCCGTTATCAGGGTGGAGAATAATCAAATACATATCACTGATTTTCAGACCATAATAGGTCTCCAAAAACCAGCGATAAGTATTAAGCTGCAGGGTATAATGCCAGTAGTTTGAGTTCGGAATATGGTCGAGAGGGGCGTGGCCGCTCTCCCAGCCATTATCCATCTTAATCTCCTTTGACCGCTTCCAATCATAGATTACGTACGAATCATCCGACTTACGGTAGAATACCATATCGATGGACCCGGCGAGCTTGTACTCCTCGCTCCAGACCTCCCACTCACTCCGATAGGGGACGAGATCGCCGCTCACATCATTCCAGAAGTTCGTAAAATACTTCCATTCCTTCGTTGAAAACACGGGTGTGGCGATAATCTCAGGATGGCCGTGGAGAAACTGCTCGATGGCAAGGTGCATGGCAGTGCCGGCCTCCGATGCAGACTTTCCATTTGCGTCCCACTCCGCCTTAATTTGCTTCGCAGTCTTCCCGAAGTATTTATTGGCGGGCCACTTGGGAGAAGACATCATCTTCTTAATAACTGCATCTGCGTCAAAATGGGGAAAGAACTTGTGAATAAATCCGGTACAGCTGGTCCAGCCCTTGTAGGTGCCATTTACAGTGTAGGTGTGAGTGGGTTCATCAAATGAAATACTGTCATCGCGGGGGTGTTTATTTTTGAAACTGAGTTCTTGCCATGGTTGTGGCATGCGGTTAGTTCTATATATAGTTATGCGATGAACCTTTAGATATGTCAGTATTTATGATTCTTTTTTTCGACGAAATTCCATCTGCTGATATCACTCCGCGCTGCGTTTATGGAACAATCGATGCTGCTGAGAATGCGCTGAATAAGCTTATAGGGGGGCTCAAGTCCTTCTCGCCTGCGCTCTATGGAGAGGTTTATCCTTTTGAAAATACTACGGCCCGCGCAGAGATTGCATCGAAGGGGCGTGCGGTTTATGGTTGGGCGAAGGAGGTAGACGATGAGGGGGAAATCATTCAGTATGGGATTTTCATAGAGGAGCTGCCGCGAAAGTAAATCCTATGTTACAATAGAGTATGCCGCCGTCGAACCGTAATAGAAAGATAAGAAATGCCACCCGCAAGCTGCGTGGTGAGGCAAAGTATACGGCACTGAGACGTCTATTACAGGCAAATCGCTTTAATAAGATTCGTAGGGGGTTAATTCCCCAGACGCGCAAAGTCAAGCTCTCTAAAAAGGATAAGGCCAAGATTAAGGAGCTTGTATCGATGAATGTGAATGCTGGGAAGTCTCTAGCAAGACGCTCGGCGCGTCTTGCCTCTAAGAGCAACACTATTGGTAAGAGGGCAAATGTGACTGCATCTGAGCGGTCTGAGAGCGCAAGTAGCGCCAGAGCTGCTACTGCCAAGAGAACTGCGAATGCTCGTAGCGCTGCCAGGGCTGAGCCGGATCTCGAGAGTCTTGCCAACTTATTAGGAAGAACTGTTAAAAAGAGTACGCCATACAAGAGCGCTCCGACGCATCACTTGGCGACGAGTGCTGAGCGCCGCCGCCGTCTCGCCACAATTGCCGAGGGGGAGAATGAGTCGTCTAATCGCAACAAATAAAAACATTTTCAACTAACAATGGATCCCTCATCAGTTGCATTAGTAGCCTTTTCAAGTATATTGGTTGTCGGATCATCCATCGCTATTATTGTTGTAAACTACCGCAGAATTTGCAAGTGTTTCTTAAAAGAGCAGACAGAGCATGTGACTACGGTAGTTACAGAAGCATCTACGGTTATTCAAGTATGGAGTTAGACGGTACCGTCTAGTACTGAAGTTAAGTACTCCCCATAACCAAAGCCACTCCGTGGCTTTGTATCATGGGGAGTACTTAACTTCTCGTTCTAGCCAGCAGAGTGGAGTACTTAATTTAAGTACTCC